GAAAGTCGAGAGCGCAGTCGGCACAGGCTACCCCGGAGAAATCATCCGGGGCTACGCCAGGGCGAAGTACCTGCAAGAAAGCGAGTGCGAATGAAACCAATATTAGAAGAACTTCAAATAATCTACGTGTATGCCGTCCATCACGAAACTCAAACCAACTTCCTGTCAGGTCGCGACACTCAAATAGAAGTACCTACAAAAGAAATTCACCTATTCGAGATCATCAAAACAGATGAACTTACCGAACCCGCCGCAGAGTCTTTATGTGGCATAGATAGATCGAAGATAGGGAAAAACATAAAAGAAAAAGACAAAAGACCCTCAGGACTTCCGGTTTGCAAAAAATGCGAACAGGTATGGAAGGAAGATAAACGCAGTCCGTGGCACAAGTGGCAGGAAGGAAAAGCACTATGACCACCCCGCGCAAACTCGCCGCCGCGATCAGGCTACACAAGAGCCAGCACAAGACAGCCCGCGCCCTGGGCGTCAATCCCTACTATGTCAACCGCTGGATGAAGTACGGCGAAGAACCACGCAACGCAGATGTCCGTAAGCGGATGGGATTCCGCCCGCTCCGCAAGAAACACAACGGGCGTTCAGGCTTTGCCGAGCTACACGCACACGTCCAATGGTGGCGGAAACTACCGAAGGGAGAGCGCGATCAATGGATAAGGTCAAGCCATGAAGTACACCGAGCCAAAGAACGAAGATGGTAAGCCGCGCCTAGCTCGGCGCAGAAGATACAACCTGTCAAGCAGGGACAGTCCCCCTCATGCCCGCCATGCCGCCCACCCCTAGCGGCAGAGAGCGCGGGCATCGTGCGCGACCCTAGCCAGTCCGTCGCGCACGAAAACCCAACAAGGAGAATATCATGTTGAAAGAAATGCTAGAGAAAATGTATCAAGACGCATTCATGCGAGATCAAGTTCCGCAGAAGCGCAGACTCAAAAACAACTTACATTTGACGATTACTTGCCACGGTGAAGGCGTGACCTTCGAGATCGCCCGCGATGGTGGTTATCCATCCATGAGCGAATGGAAAACGTGTCTCAAATACTTCCCATATTATGTCGGCGAAGTTCAGCCAATGCAGTTTACTGGAAGCGATGGACGCATGGCGCTCAGAGCCGAGTTACCATCACGGCGTAAGGTTGCCGAGCAGATGAGACTCGATCAATTACGATAACCGCGCACCAACGAATCAATAGCCACGTCCAAGGACGTGGCTATTTTGTTACAAATACCTGATAATACCTTGACAATAACAGGATGCAGGGTTTACCCTGAATCCGCTGACGGCGAACGGTAGAAATACTGTTCGCCGTTTTGCGTCTCCGCCAAAGGAGCGCACTACTGTTCGCCGTCACCAAAAGGACACATCCATGCGATACGCAGTCATCAAAAAAGTAACAGAGCGCACCGGTCCCAATCAAACGACTTTTGCGTCCAAACAAGTTGCACCCGGTCAGGTCGTAGACATCGCGGAGATCGTTGAACTTCAAAACGAAACATGGGGCAGAGTCTCGCACCGTGAGCGCGCTTGGATGTGTATCAACACAGGGGATGACACTTTTCTAGCACCGCTAGAACAACTACCCGACCCCGACCTATTCAAAAAACTTATCGCATGGGCGAGAACACAGGGATTCAAACCTAATGCTTGATTTCCACGACACCGAACGCGATGTGTTCAAGCGCATGGAACACCAAGATCAGAGCATGGCATTATTCGATATGATGCGCTCCGTTCGCGGAGAGATCGCCGCAACCAAGCGGGCAATACTCGACATGCAGGAAGATGTGACCAAATATCGCCGTGTCCGCGAAATCAAGGAAAGCAACACAGAGCAGAAGATTGAAAGCATCCTGGCTAAACGCTTTGACTTTTGGGCATACTTCCGCGACAAGATCATCCCGCCCATATTGACCATGATCATTATTGCCCTGCTTTATCTGGCATTTCAAAACCCATGAAAAAGAAGCCAGCCGCACCCCGAAAGCCAGGGGCGCAAAAAAATAACAAGAACGCCGAGAAACACGGATTTTATTCAAAGAGTTTTACAGCCGATGAAAACAAACGCCTTACCAACTCCGACCGCTACTCCCTCGATGATGAGATCGACCTGCTTAGAGTTTGCATTGACCGACTCAACGCAGAACTTTCTTTCGATGAGATCGAACACAAAGACATGCAGGGCAACGTCACCCGCGACAGTCATTATCTACAACAACTCAACACCTTATCAGTCATGAGTCAATCCATCTCAACCCTCATTCGCACTCACTATCTCACACGCGGCAAAGGCGGAGCCGTGGAAAAGGGGATCATGGAAGCCCTCGAAGAACTACGCTTGGAGATGGGGTTATGAGTACCTTCAAGCAGACAGTCAAAGCCGTAGCAAAGAAGTTCGAGAAATTCACCGCCAACGGCGGCGGGATCGAGATGCGACCCTACCAACTCAAGGCGGCGAAGGCGATCATTACATCCGTCACGAAGAAGCAGGGACTTACCATCGTTGTGATCTTCCCGCGCCAAAGCGGGAAAGATGAACTAATCTCCAACCTGTTAGCCTATCTCGCAAACCTATTTGCTCACCGCGACACTGGGATCGTCGTTGCCAATCCCACATACAAACCACAGACCATAAACGCCATACTCCGATTCGAGAAAAGACTCCAAACCAACCTGCTTACACGGTTGTTTTGGCAGAAGCGCTCAGACTTCATGCGGATGATCGGCAATTGTATTGTCTCTTTTCTTTCAGGTGACGCCAGCGCGAACGTTGTCGGCGCAGTCGCTTCGCTCCTGCTGATTATCAACGAAGCCCAGGACATTGACCCCGCGATCTATGACAAACGCTTTGCCCCGATGGTAGCATCCACCAATGCCACCCGCGTATTTGCGGGGACCACATGGACCAGTAAGACTCTGCTTGCCCGCGAAATGCGGAACGCGCTCGAGTTCGAAAAGCAGGACGGTATCAAACGTCTATTCATGTACAACGCGGACGATGTTCGCAAACTTGTACCTGCTTATGGTCACTTTGTGGATGGTGAAATTGCAAAACTTGGCAGACAACATCCACTCGTAAAGACGCAATACTTTTGCGAGGAGATCGATGCAATCGCCAACATGTTCAACGCGGGACGCCTCGCGCTGATGCAAGCCACACCCTTTACAGATCAAGCATTACCCAAAGAAGGACATACATACTGCCTGCTTATGGATGTTGGTGGACAGGATGAAGCCATGCTCGAACTCGACGGCATGAGCAACCCCGGCAGGGATTATGTCACGATGAATATTGTGGACGTGGATCTATCTTCGCTCGAATTACTACAATCACCAACCTATCACATTGTAAAGCGCCTCGAATGGCAGGGCGTGAACCATGTCAATATCTTTGGTGCAACCATCGCACTCATGGAAACATGGAACTGCTTATACCTCGTGATGGATGCGACCGGAGTCGGAGAAGGACTTTGGGGGATGTGCGCGAAGAAGTACCCAACCAAAACAATCGGGGTCAAGTTCACAGCGCAAACTAAAAGCGAGATCGGCTACGCCTATCTCGGCATCGTGGACACAGGTCGCTTGCGCGACCATTGCCACACGGAAACCGTAAACAAGCAATACACCAACTGCACCAGCGAGATCCTTATCGGACCACTTCACACAATGCGATGGGGCGTGAAGGATGGCACACGCGACGCAGATGGTCAACTGATTCACGATGATTACATTCTCACTGATGCGCTCACTACGCAGTTAGACAAACTTGAATGGTATACACCATCCGAAACTGTAATCATTCCACAGCCCGACGTACTTGAGGAAATGGATCATGCCTACTAAGAAAGAATTAGAACGTCAACTCGCCATGACGAACGATGCACTTGAAGCCGCGCTCGCGGTATCGCCGGAGCGGGATAACAACTTCTTCACAGGTGGACTTTCCGGTCTGTATGAAGGTCGTAACGCATGGGACCGGAAAAAGATATTCGCAGAAAGTCTACGCGCTTGGCGCGTCAATCCCATTGCGCGGCGGATCGTGAAACTGCAAACATCCTTTGCCGTTGGTAAAGGATTGGAGTTCAAGAGCGACAACAAAGAGATCGAGAACTTCCTAAAGCAGTGGGCGACACACCGCTTGAATAAATTCAAGCGCAATATCAAACGCTGGAAGGACGAAGATACCCGCACCGGCAATCTATTTGCTTTATTCAACGTGCAAGATGACGGCATGACAATCATCCGCATGGTTCCTGCTGAACAGATCGACGATATAGAAACCACAGAAAACGATATAGAGCAGGAGATCGGTTATTGGAAAGACGAAGCACATACCGAAAAGTATGAAGCCTACAAACCAGGTGAAAAGCAAAAGACATTCATGTTGCACTTTGCCAGTAATCAACCAATCGGCTCACCGTGGGGCGAAGCGGACCTGTCACCGATTCTAGTTTGGATCGGACGATTCAGCGCATGGCTTGAGAACCGCGCCCGCCTCAATCAATTCCGCACCGCGTTTATGTATGTTGTTCGTGGACAATACGCCAACGAGACAGACCGCAAGAAACGCGAGATCGAACTGCAAGCCAACCCGCCCAAAAGCGGATCGGTACTCGTAACGAACTCAGCCAACGGCGAAGAATGGGGCATTATGTCCGCATCACTGGACGCCTTCGATGCCACAATGGACGGCATAGCACTTAAGAAAATGATCATGGAGGGCATCGGTCATCCGATGCATTGGCACGCGGAAGGCGAGAGCGCAATCAGTACCACAGCGGAGGCGGCAGGAACTCCCACATTCCGCACGCTCGAAGAAATGCAGAATGATCTATTTGAAACACTAATCGAAATGGCTACTATTGCGGCAGAAGTAAAGGGATTGACTCTCGGAGAGACCCAATCAATCTGGATCGAAGGACCCGACATCACCGAACGCGATAACGCCACCCTCGCGCTA